CTTTTTCGTCAGCAACTTTTTGTATAGCAGTTTTATATTGAACAGCTCTCTTTTTACTTCTATCAATATCAAAACCTTTATAATCATCGCCGACAAATTCATTCTTTTGGTGATATATCCAAGGAACTTTTAATGGTTTAATATATTTAGTTGTTCCTTCAGGTTTAACTATAACAGAACATGAATATGTGGTTCATGTTCTGTATCGAAGTCTGGAGAATTTAGGAATGAAATATTATTAGTCTTTTTATTATATTTTACTATATTATGTTTAAAATCTGGATGTTCTTTATGTAAAAGATTTAAAGCATTATCATGAACATCTTTAGGTATATTATCAGTATAATCTTTATGAACATATAAATCATGTCCCATCTTTTTTCCAATAACTCTAGATTCTGTGATAAATGCTTTAAATGATTTCATTATTTTCTAGTTCCAATAACTGTAGATTTAGCTAAACCACCAACCTTTTTAAAATCAAAATCATCTCCACCATGTTTCTTCATATGATCTAATAATTCATCACCATCAAAACCTTTTTGGTATACTTTACCAACTTTCTTGTGTACCCATAACGCATTAGGTTCCTGCTCTGATGGTGTGAAATTTTTAACTGTACTAACATCACCTCTATATCCTCTAGCACCAACAACAACCTTACCTCCAGGTTTAACTAAAGATAGTAGATGTTTAGTAACATGATCGCGTAGTTGTGGTTCTAGTACGTTTAAAACATTATGAGAAACTACAGCATCATATTTCTTATCTATATGATCACTATTTGTATGTGTAGGAGACCAGTTTTTAGGTGATGGTTCATATGATTCAACTTTATGTCCAGTTAGAACATGTTGCATTGCATCAGTTCCTTTACCCATACCAGCACCATAATCTAATATATCACTATTGGGTTTTAAGTCTGGGTGTAATTTTTCTGCAGTTTTTCTATATGTTCCAGTGGTAGTAGCTACCTGTGTTGACTCAGATCCACTTTGGTGTTTTATTGATTCTACAAATGTTTTAAAAGTTTTCATAAAGGTTTCCTTTTTGTTTATTTATAAGTATTTATAATATCAAGATTTAAAATATCCTTAGTAAATAATTCAGTATTTCCATTTTGCATTATTTTATCACCTTTATATCTAAACTCTTTATAATCTCTTAGGATTTTAGTTTCCATATTTAAAGCATCTGATCCATTTTCAAAATATAATTCTTGTAATATAGTTGGTGTATAATCTTTATATACTAACATGCGCATTAATCGTTTGTTAATAGTTAAATTTGTAATACCAATCTTATATAAAGTTTGATTATCAGATTCAAATTTGATATAATAACAATATCCATGTTTGTTTTGATCAAATCCACTTTTAGCGCAAGATTGACAACCACTTCCACTTAAATGAATTGTTGGTTTTTGTAAAAATTCACCATGTTCTGAGCAAATAATTACAACTGGTGTGCGTGTATCTATATAAATAACTTTAGAATAATCATATTTTTCCGTATGAACTTTCTTAGATTTTTGTGTAAATTCTTCGGTATTTAGTTTCCTGTCATCAACTGTACAATAAGGACATCCTTGACCATTTAAATGATCATGTGGTTTTTGTAAAAACTCTTCATGCTCTGGGCATATTATAATTACTTTCTTTTTACTTGTTATATAATTAACCTTTGAATAATTATATTTGTTATTATGAATAATATTAGATTTTTGAGAGAACTCTTCAGCATTTGATTTTCTATGTTCAAAATAACATTTACTACACGATTGACCTTTTAAATGCATTCTTGGTTGTTGTAAAAATTCATCGTGTTTAGGACATACAATCTTTACTTTGGTACTAATATTCATATATTCTACTAATGAATAATCGTATTTGTTATTATGAATTCTATTAGATCTTTCAATAAATTCTTCTTGAGTTAATTTTTTTGCCATTTGAACAAATCCTTTTGCTTGGATAATTTAGCGATAAGTTTATGTGGCTTGTCCTTGCTAAAGGGATTTTCGGACTCGATTTCCTAGCCACATAAGTATTTATATAAATTTAAACTACGGAAATCTCATACCTTGAATACTTAAAAGTACAAGTACATAACATTATGTGGCTTGAATCTAACCTTAAATCTAGGTTTATCCCTCCTAATGATACTGGAAATACATCTACAAATTTAATTCTTATTTTTGGATTATTACTTGCTGATAATAGAATTAATTCTGCATCTGCGTATTGTGGATACTTCAACTCGGAAGAATATCGACTTAAATCCTTTAAATTTTTATATTCTGCAAATTCGGTTGGAAATGCTATACCATGAAGCCAATCATGTAAAACTCTCCAGCTCTGTAATTCTTCATCAATAAGAAACTCGATAACTAATGGTTCATATTGAATCTTATCTCCAGGAATTGGTAGTGATGAAAATGGTGTATCTATTCCAGTTGGATTTGTAGAAACTCCAGGAAGATTAACTGCTTGGCAAAAAAATTGAGTAGCCGCTATTCTAGGAAACGTTAATATATATTTTGATGCTTGTAATATATCTGTATCACATGGACTGAAATCTTTAGCTGCCATTTAAATTCCTTAATTTTTGTGTATATAGCTATTTATAAAATACTAAATAGTTATAATACTAATAGAGGATAATATATGAAAAAGATATTTATAGTGTTTTTATTATTAACTGGATGTGCTAGATTAACATTTGATAGTGCTGAATTCAATCAACTAATAACAATAAATGAAAAAGCTGCAAAACTTATAGTAACATGTGGATCACCAGATCAATATGAAAAAATATTAGCATTAAGAGATGATATAAATCATTTTACTAGATATGAATATTATAGAGCTGGTAGTAGAGAAAAAGTTACTTTAGTATCAAATGAACTTAATAGCTTGGTTAATGAATTAAGTTCAAGATATGAAACAAATACCCCTTCTATATTTTATTGTACTCAAAAATTACAAATAATTGTAGACGGTACTAATACAATTTTATCAGCTATCGGAGCACTACAATGACTCTAAATGATTTTCTACTATCACCTGTTGCAGAAGTTAAAGATTTAGCGGAACGTGCAGTAAATTTAAAATTAGCATATTCATTAGGTAAATTATCTAATGAAGAATATATGGAATTAGTTGACGATTTATTAACATTAAAGCATATTAATGAAGCATCAATATCTATTGAAACCTCTAGAGAACTTTGGAATATTGTTGATTTCTTAAAGAATCTTAAATTTATGGCTAGTATTATCTAAGCTAAGTATTAATAACTAAACTACTATATTGAGAAATATATGACATCATGTCCAAATTGTAATTCAGATTCTATCGTAAAAAAAGGTAAAGAATTTGCTAGAGGTATAGTCAAGCAAAGATATAAATGTAAATCGTGTGAAGTAAATTTCTATTCTAATGAAGAAGATCAAACTATAAATCTACCAGAACCATCAATTAAATGTAAAAAGTTCGTAATTACTACAGCAATCAATGATACAGAAACTAACGAAGAATTTCTCAATAATTTGCTTAAGTATTGTAAACATAATAATGCAAATCTAGTTGTAGTTCCAGTTAAATATAAAAATGATTTTGATGATTATGTTTGGGATTCAAAAGTAGAACCATATATAGTTAATTATAATACTAATATTACACCTAAATTAAAATTAATGGCTGGTATTAATGTTTCGCCAACTATTGCTAATCCATTAGCAGGGTTTGATAGTATCAATAAAGGGATATCATTAATTATTCCACACCCACAAATCTCTATGAAATGTGTAGCTGTTAATCATGTTGATAAGAGTGCCATATTGCATACTACTGGAACAATTTCACATCCTGTTTATAGTAATACAAAAACTGGTCATCGTGCAACCCTAGATTATTCATTTTCAGCTCTAATTGTGGAATTAGATGATGAAATAGATGATTTTCATATTAGAGTCTTAAATGCAGATTTTGATGGTAATTTCTATGATTTAGATACTCATTATACTACAGATGCAATTTATAAAATTGATAATGTTGCGGCTATTGTTGTTGGTGATGAACATATCATAAATGTTGATCCAGAAATAATGGATACTACGTTTGGTATTAATGGTATTGTAAATACTCTAAAACCAACTTATATTGTTAGGCATGATGTTCTAGATTTTTATTCTGCAAACCACCACCACAAAAATAATTTCCTATTACAATATAAGAAATTTATTAAAAATGAAAATGTAGTTGAAGATGAACTTGATATAACCATTGATACAATAATAGAAACTACACCAAAAGATTCTGTTAGTATTATTGTTTCTAGCAACCATAATGATCATCTAGGTCGCTGGCTACAAGAATGCAACCCAAAACTAGAACCTTGGAATGCTAAATTATATCATCAGTTAATGTATAGAATGTTAGATAACCTAGAATGTGGTATTGAAGATACTGCTTTTGAAACTTATTATACAGAAAACTATTCGAATCCTAAAGTTAGATTTATTAAAGAAACAGAATCATTCAAAATTCATGATATAGAACTAGCTCTTCACGGTGCAAAAGGTCTTAACGGGAGTCGATCTTCAACTCAACAATTTTCTAAATCTGGAATGAAAACTATAACCGGACATAGCCATTCGCCTATGATAATTTCAGATGCGTATTGTGTAGGACATTCTTGTGAATCTAAAATGGGATATAATGATGGTAGTTTAAGTTCATGGAATAATGCTCATTGTATTATACATCAAGATGGTTCTAGACAAATCATTTTTATTCGTGGTAGAAAATGGCGAGTATAATATGTATTTAATATATAAATATACATCTCCTAGTGGTAAGAGTTATATTGGTCAAACTAAAAACATAAAAGAGAGGGAAAAACAACATAAAAAATCTAAATCCTGTAGAGCATTCTATTATAGTATACAAAAATATGGTTTTAAGAACTTTGTTAGAGAAATTTTAGAAGAACATTTAACTATAGATGACGCAAATCGTAGAGAATCTTATTGGATAGATTTTTATAATACGATAGTACCAAATGGGTATAATCTTAGAACTGGTGGGTTGAATAATATATGTTCAGAAGAAACTAAGATAAAGATGTCTAAAAACAGACCAGATACTAATGGTGAAAATAATCCATTTTTTGGAAAACATCATACGGATGAGACAAAAGAGTTATTGCGTATATGTAACATAGGTAAAGTACATACAGAAGAAACTAAAACTAAAATTGGATTATCTACTATTGGCAGATCTTGTTCTGTTGAAACAAAACAAAAACTATCGATTGCTAGATCAGGGGAAAATAATCCAATGTATGGTAAATCTGGTATTTTGTCCCCTCATTTTGGTAATACTGGAGAACTTTCACCAAATTCAAAACGTTATATTATCACATTTCCAGATGGAAGTATCCAACATATTTTAGGTTTAGCTGAATTTTGTAGAAGTAATTGCTTGAATAGTTCTAGTATGATTGGAGTAGCAAAGGGCGAAAGGTTACAACATAAAGGTTTCTTATGTGCATATGATATTAAATAAAAGCTTGACTTATATATAATAGTAAGTTAAAATATCCTTAACTTACTATTATAGAGATTTAAAAGATGTTAGAAGAGTTATTAGAAGTTATATTAGATGTTAAAGGTAATATTTCACCTGTTAGATTTAGAAAATCTTATTTCTTAAAAATCAATAAATTGCATATATATCAGTGGATTGAATCTAAATTTACAATATTCCCAAATTATACGAAAACAGAAATTGTTACTTTGTTAAAATTTGGGTATACAGAACCACCAAAATGTATTGTGTGTAATTCTAATGCCAAAGTTCAGATGTATGAAAATAAAAACAAACCAACATTTGATTATTGTTCCAATTTATGTGCTAAGAAATCACCAGTTAGAGCATTAAAAATATCTAATAGTAAATTACTAAAATCGGATTCTGAGAATAAAATTACTAATGATAAGCGACAGAATACTATGGTAGAAAAATATGGCGTTTCTTATAATAGCCAAAGACCAGATGTTAAAGTTATTTTATCTGAGAAATTATCTAAGGCTCAAATTTGTGACAATACTAGAGAATTTTTATTAGATAAAGATTGGTTATATCAAGAATATGTTACAAATAAAAGAACCGGACTTGATATTGCAGATGAATTGGGGATTTGTTATAGTACAGTATTAGAATATTGTAGATCTTACGGATTTGAAATTAGACAATATTCAAATATTAGTTTACAACAAAAACAAATATATGAATTTATATTAGAGAATTATACTGGAATAATTTTATGTAATAATTGGTCTTTGTTAGGAGATCTTGAAATTGATATTTATCTTCCAGAAGAAAACTTAGCTATTGAGGTAAATGGGTTATATTGGCATTCTAGCGATACACATAATAATAAAAATAAATTTAGACATATAACAAAGACCAATAGGTGTGAAGCTCTTGGTGTACAATTACTTCATATTAGAAGTGATCAATGGGATTTTAACCGAGATATTATAAAATCTATATTGAAAAATAAATTAGGTTTTTGTTATAGAATATATGCTAGAAAATGTTCTATAGTAGAATTAAATTCTAATGAAACTAAATTATTTTTAACTGAAAATCATATACAAGGTAATGCTGATAGCTCTATAAGATTAGGACTAAAATATAATAAAACTTTAGTAGCAGTTATGACTTTTAGTAAATCCAGATTTAATATTAATTATTCTTGGGAATTAGTTAGATATTGTAATATATTAGATACTACTGTTGTAGGTGGATTTAGTAAATTATTAAAATATTTTAGGATAAATTATAATGGATCTATTATTTCTTACTGTGACAGAAGCAGAAGTTTTGGTGACGTATATTTGAAAAATAATTTTAAATTAATAGAAAAGAAGATAATACCAAGTTATTCGTGGACTGATAAAATTAATACTTATAATAGATTGCAATATACCAGGAAATCTATAGAAAAAAGATTAAAATGTGTTGATATGAATTTAACTGTGGATAAAAATATGTTTAATAATAAATTTAGATTAATTTTTGATTCTGGTCAATTAGCTTTTGTTTTAGAATAAAAATGGGAGCCGAAGCTCCCATTAAAATAACCTAAGTTATTAATATTACATAATATTCTTAACTGCAAAAATTCTGTAATATTGGTTTGATCGTGGATTGATATTACCATTACCAACAGTAAGACCTTCAGCAAATGGGTTTGCAACTATACCGTAACGTGTTTTGAACCCTATTTTTGGTTGGAATGTTGATGGATCAACTGCACGAACCATTTGTAAAGGAACATATGGGCAATAGAACAGACCTGAATCATAAGGAGAAGTACCTTTATAACCAACAGTAACTAATTCAAGACCAGCAGCACCGCCACCAAAGTAAGGATCGATATAAACTTTGATTTTACCATGCAACAAACCAGCAAAAGTATTACCAGTATCATCAACTTGAAGATTAGCAGACAATGCAGGAGTATATTGTAATACACCAGCCATTGCTAATGCAGAAGCTACATCAGAAGATACGATGATAATATTACCTTTCCCTCTACGAGTACCCTTTGCAATAGCATTAGCTTCACGTTCGATTTGGAAAATAAGACCTTTAAAACGTTCTACTGACCAACGACCATTAGAATCGGTATCAAGATCGAATACACCAGAAGTAACTGTACCAGTTTGAGCACCAGCTTTTGCAATGGTGTAAATAGTACGAATAACTTCACGGTTAATTTCAGCAAGAATTTCAGTAGAAAGAATATTACTCAATTCAGTTTCAGCATCCAAACCATGAATAGCTTTCAAATCTTGTGCCATTTCTAAAGAGTATTCAGCTTTCAATGCACGAGTTTTAGCTAAAACTTGTACTTTTTCAATACTGATTGCCATTTCAGCAAAAGTTGTACTAGAACCTAAAGCTTCGCCTGTTGCTGTACTCATACCAGTACCAGCATCATATACTGTGTTTGAGGCTGGTTGACCTGTAGCAGCATCAATTGGGCTAGTATTAGTAGAAGATGATGTTGAAGTACCGATAATACCGGAGAATACAGTATTTGCTTCGTTATAGAATGCTTCATTACCATTTTGAGCAGCATAACGCGAACGTAATGCAAAGATTAAACCAGTAGGACCAGTCATTGGTTGAACACCAGCAATATCATATGCGATCAAGTTAGGTAGTGCTCTACGAACCAAAGAAATTAAAATTGGATCGAAGTTATTAATACCAGCACCAGTAGCATTGGTAGGAGCTGCTTCGTTCATAATTTCACGATCAGAATCCATAGCGGTTTGTTGATTTTCAAGAACCATAGCAGTAACAGCACGTTTGTATGGATCTGTAATTTTACTCAATTCTGGGTGATCAAGAATTGGGTTCCATTTTTCTTGTAGTTCTTCGTTTAAATATGCCATGTTATGTATATCCCTATATTTTTAAAATTTAAAATTAACGCAAAGTTTGTGAAATTTTAGCCGCATAAGCAGCAATCATTGGATCTACTGTTTTAGTTTTAGATTCAACTTCGACTTCAATAAATTCATTTAAAGATTCTTTAGAAGCTGGTTTAACGGATGTACTAGAGAAATAAGATTCTTTAATAGTTTCCATTTGTGATTCGAAATCTTCACTAGATACAAATTCAACGCTCTCTGCGATTGATTTTAGTTTTTCCGTTTGTGTGATTGTCAAACCTTCACATACTGAATGAAGAGCTTCTACTTTCTTTTGTTCAGATAGTTTTTGTTTCAAAGAGATATTTTTAGTCATTTCTTCACTGACTTGTTTTTCAAGGGCTTCTACTTTAGTAGCCAATTCTTCAACTACATCGAATTTCTCTTCTGGAATATCAATGTAATGTTCTTCAAATACTTGCTTCAAAGAGCCAATAAAACCTTCAACAATTTCAGTTTTAAGACCAGATTCAATAGCAAGTTTATTTTCTTCTACCCAAGATTCAACAACATAATCTAGATATTCATCTACTTTAGTTGCAAAATCTTCTTTCATTTCTTCGTATGCTTCTTCAAATTGAGTAACATATTGTGCTTCTAGTTCTTCAGCTAAATCAGAAACTTTTGCTTTAACTGCAGATTCAAAAATACTAGTAGCTTTTTGTTTAAATTCAGCAGAAAGATTTTCGCCAGCCATTAATGCTTCAATATCTTCATTAACAACATCTTCATCTTCTTCTTCTGTAGACTCAAGATTAGTATCTTTTTTAGATTTTTTAGGTTGTTCTGAAGCAGCAACTGGAGCAATAGTTTGTTCTCCAGGTTGTGTAGCTAATTTTTTCATTGGTTCTTGACCAACAGGTGGTGTAGCACCAGGAGCAGTAGCAGACGGAATATCTTTTAATTCGATCTTATCGAAAGCTGGATTTCCTAGATCATCTACTTGGGAATTAGGTTCTTTCTTACCTTGACCAAAAGCATCTCCAGGTTGTTTAGTAGCTTTATTAGCTTTTAAAATTTCCGCAGCAGCTTCTGATAAATTTTTATTTTTGTCCGTCATTAAGTATCTCCAATAATGTTTCTAATATATAATAGTATTTATAATAATTATAATCTTGCTAATTTTGGTGCTTGTTTACAGTTTAAATTATGTAACCTAGTTATTACGTTTTTATGGTTTACCTCTCCACAATATATACAAGTATTAAATAATGGAGAAGTAGATTTATCATAATTAGGATGTTCTTTACAGTTATCGAAATGATACATTGTCATTGCTCTTCTAGCTCCAACTTTATGGCACCAAGGACATTCTGTTGGATAATTTACCTTATCTTTAGTTTCTTGATTTTTCATTGGATTATTCTCAGTCATTCTTATAGATGTTTCTTTATCCAAAGGGATTCTATCTATTTTATATTGTTCTGATAACCAATGATGTTTTCCGCTACTTACTAAATTATCTTGTGATACTTTACTTTTTATTTTTAAAATTTCTTTAACTCTAGGATCAAATGATGGATTATTTTCTCTCATTCGTTTTTGTTGTTCTGGTGTATTCATAAAATCTCTTTGTCTATTAGACATATATGATTTATATTCTACATTTTCCCATTGTTTTATTGCATTATTTCTAAATCTTAGTTTAGTTTCTAAATTATCAGATGGATGATTATTTTTTGTATATAATTTACCTTCTTCTGTAGAAAACCATCCTCCAGACAAACTTCGCCTCAATCTTTCTTTTTGAGATTTAGCTGGATTAGCTTCTCCTACAGAAAATCCACTAGAAGATATACTTTGATTTTTGCATTTTTTGTTTTTAATGTTAGATGTTATTAAATCTAACTCCTTATCTTTTAATTCTTCAAACGTATCTACAAAAAATAAAATTTCTGTTGTTAAAATTCTATTTTTATTTTTACTATTTTTTACCCAATTACCAGATCCTTGATAATTATCATTTAAATTTTTTGTAGAATGTCTACCTATATAATAATCACCTTTATCATTTGATGTTTTATATATGTAATGGTATAACATAATTATAATCTACTAATAAAGTTATTAAATATTTGTAAAGAAACTCTTTCTATATCTTTTTGTGTAGTTTTGTGTATGATCTTTTGAGATTCTTCTACATATCTAGGAACCCAAGTTTTATTATTAGTATATAACCAATCAGCATTTTCTAGTATTCCATTAACCCATGCATCGTGTGCCGATGGTTGTAATACAGCATCTACACAAGATAATAAAAAATCTGGTTGAACAATTTTAATACCATTTTCTTCTTTTAATGATCCTAATGCCCTAGAAGAACATCCAAAAGAAACTCCACCATTAATTAATGCTTGTAATTCTTTTCCGTGAACCGTATCTAATACTTTAGCTTTACCGTAAACATCATTTCCTTCAAATGTTAATGATGTTATAATATGTGATATTTTATCCTCACTAACTCTAGGCGAGTCCTCATGTCCAAGAGTACCAACAGCTCTATTCTTAGATACAGATTCTTCTATGTATTTATTTACTGCATTTTGCATTGTAGCTAATGGATATTTTCTTCCATTTCTATTAACTGCTTCAGCTTGCATGAAAATCCCATGTATATAATGAGTTTTTTTACCATCTGCAGCAGCTTCAGTTAGTATTTGAAAATCTTCTATATCTTCTCTAATTAGTTTCATTTGGTAAAATCTCCGTAGTTATATCTTCAGATTCCGTTATATCTGAATGTTCTAAAATTGCTTGTTCTAATAATGTTAGAAATGAGGAATCTGAATAACATACATTAGGATATTCAGAATCATTTTTGTTTAAATATTCTAAAACAGTATCAGCACATTCTTTATCAATATTTAATGTAGATTCATCTTCAAATACTATAGTTCCAATCATATTAGTATCTGATATAATATTTAATTCTTCTATAACAGATTCGATAGTAGCTGAAAATTGAGAATTATCTAATGGTACAGTAATAAATTGATTTAAATATTCAGAGTGGTATAATGCAACCTGTTGACCATTAGGAAACCGTTGAATAAATTTTCGTTTTAATACCAACATTTGTGGTAAATCTTGTTTTTTATTTTTTGGCATTGTAATATGGATTTTGTTGTTGATCTTGAGTATCCGGTGCTGGTTGTTGATCTTGAGTATCCGGTGCTGGTTGTGTATTATCTGTTACTGGTGTTTGTTGTTGATCTTGACCTGTAAGAGAAGAAATTTCTTGTGCAGCTATTAATTTAGGGTCTGGATATAAACCTTCTGCAATTTCTTGATCTATTTGCTTTTTTATATCTCTAATATCATCATCAGACATACATAGAACATTCTTTTGAATCCAAGCTTGAGAATAATATTTTCCAGTATATGCATCTACTGTAGTTAATAAAGCTACTCTATTTTGAGTCAATTCAGCTTCTTTTAATTCTTCATAATTATTATCTTTTTCGAATTTATAATTAATATGTTGTTTATATTCCTCAAATTCATCAGCTGTGCATATATTTTTTAATATACATTGAATTCGTAAAGCTTGATCAAATACATCTACAAATTTAGATTGTAACCTAGTAATAAATTTTGCAAATTTAACTTCATCCCTAGTAATTTCTTGTGATCTACCAATAGAGAATGCAGAGTCTGATTGATGTAACCTAGAATAAGGTACACTTAAAGCTTTATATAATTTCTTTTCAAAATATTCAACCATAGACATATCATCAAAGGCAGCAGATGATGGTAGTGTTGTAATTTCAGTAGATTTATTATCACTTCGTCTAGGCAACCAAAAATCTTCTTGCATAGAAAGATAATTTCTATCATCTCTAATTTGACCTGTTGACGCATCATATACAACTTTATTTTTATATTTCGTCATAATATCTTTTAGATATTGTTCCGCTTTCATCTTAGGTAGATTACCGACATCAATATAGAAAATTCTTCTTTCTGGTGCGCGACTCACCTTATATATAATTGTTGCATCCTCAATCATTCTTAATTGATTTAGGGGTTTTATACAATTGTGTACTGGTGATCCATTTACTATAAAATTATGTTCGTTATGTTCAACTTCAATATCATATACTGTATCAAATCCATCAGATTTTATTTCTATGATATTTTCAGATGTTGGTAATAGTTTTTTACATATTGTTATAGACCAAGCACCAGATAATTTTTTAACTTCTAAGCCTAATATTGTAGTTGGATATTGTTTAATAGTATGTATTTTACCAGAACAATATCCGAGATTAGTCCACAATTCTTTAATGTCTTCTATTAATTTTTTATTTGCTAAATTTATAGTATATGCCCAAATACCATTATATGTAGTATTAGTTCTTTCACATCCATCAGCATCCATTAATCCTATAATAAAGGCTTCTTGTATTTCAGGTGACGCTTCAAATACCCATTTGGGGATTCTTTTATTTTGTGAACCCGCAATAAAACCCATCTGATTTAGAAGTTCGCAACCTAAAGTATTATTTGTATAATAAGATCCATAAATAGATTTTCTGTTGTTTGCGTTTATTCTTGAACAATTACCAAAAAATAATTCTAAAGAAGATTTATATCTAATATTTAACTCTTCAACTACCCCTTCAGCAAAGCCTATTGTATATTTATTAACCCAACCATCCCCAATTAAAAATCCAAATAAACGAGCAAATTCTACATTTACTTCATTGGGTAAATTTAATTTATTTAAACAATATCCACTCAATTTTTCTTCTAAATCTAATTTTATAGGTAATTTATCTTGTATCTTCAATGCCAATTCATAAGACAATGATTGCTGTCCATATATAAAAGCATATATTTTAGCTCTAGGTTGGTTTAAATCATCAGCTATTTTATATATTAGTTTTTTCTTATTTTTAATATTAAAATCACACCAAACCTTATAATTACTAACTTTTAATTTAATTTCTCTTTCAGATATTGGAAATTTAATTTTAGTATTATTTACTATGCCTTTAGGTAATAATAATTGATGTTGTTTTACAATTAAATCTTTAGCTTCAATATATTCAGTTACATTGGTTTTTTTATCTAATACTAATATTAAATGATCTGGGGTACAGTTTAATTTAGTATGTCTAGTTCTAATAGATAGAACATCTTTAATGCCATTATCCCATTTATTAGTTACAACAGTTTCTTCTAATACATTAGACTCTGTATTAAAGGAATATACTTTATCGCCAACTATTAAATCTTTCATATAAGTCCAACCAGACGGAGTTTTAACTCTACCATCACCTGTTATACATTTATGAAGGTAACTTAGGACTACAGATCTTTTAGCATCCATTAGACCAGAGGTTACATTTATAATAGAATCTGGAGCTATTTTAAGTCCTGATTGGGTAAGATTTGATTTTGTATTAACATTATCCGAATATATAAAAAAATCATTATATCCAGTAATAATTGAGAATCCAGTAACTGGATCTTTAGATTTTATTAATTCTCTAATTTTAGATAATTTTCTAGGATCAATATATCTTAATTCTTGAATTCCTAATCCTGGGTTTTCCTTATCTAAAATTATATTATAATTTAATCTACCATCTACATAAAAACGTCTAAAAATATCTTGACCTAAAGCTTTAAAATTTAATAAAGTCAAGATATTTTTAAATTCTTCCTCAATAGCAGCTTTTACTTTAGGTGAGGTTTTTATATCATCTAAAATAATTTCTACAGCTGGAGTATCCTCTTGTATAATTGATTCATTTATAATATCATCAATAGCAGATTCTATTTCAGGCTGCATAGCCATTTCTCTATATCGAGTTATAAGTTCGACATCATTTTTATAATTAGATTCTAAATCTATGCTTGTACCATAGTGTGCAGCTGCTGTAATAGTAACTGCACCATCATCTAAAACTGGCGGAGAAAATGATGGTAGTACATCACTTGTTTCTTTATTCTTACCAATTTTGAATCCAAATAATGAAAAATTTGCCAAACTATAACTCCAACGTTATTAATATATTAATAGTATTTATATACTAAAATTAACTAGTTACAAAATTGCCATTAATATCAACAGAATTCCAATATTGATAACTAAAAGTTACACCATATTCTTCAATACGATCATTTGAATCCCAAGATACATTAATAGGATCTATAGATACTGGAAACATACCAGTAAACATATATCTTTTAGATACATTACCATCTTTAGTAAATTGAATAACTTCTGCATCTACAGCATATCCACCAATAGCTGGAACAAATCCAGGTAATCTAATATTGGTTTCATTAGAATTCATAGCATTAGACCACATTTCTAATGTATTACGTACAGAGAATTCTTCATCATTAATAACAGAGATTGACCAATCTGGAAAAACTCGATTACCAGCAAATTTTACTTCTCGACCAAAGTAATATTGTCTAGCAACACCAATAACAGATCCAGGTAATTGAGCTGCGTGTGCAGTAAAGGATAACCGTTGACTCATACCAACAGCAACAATACCTGTTGGAAAGTTTATATTAACTTGAAATAAATTAGGTCTAGCTCCATCAGAAGCCATAACCGCCCGAAATTGATCTACATTAAATGCCATTTATTATATTCCTTATAAAGATTAAAAAAGGTATACTCAAAGAATATACCTTTTTGTATATTAGATTCCAGCGTTATTAGTAATTATTGTAAAATCTATTGCAGTACCAACAGCAACAAAATTCAATTCTATAAAATTAATAGATCTTGCTGGTTTAACAAATATAGAACCAATAAATTTATTAGAATCTATAACATCTGGTGTGTTATTTGTAGTATCACAAACAACTTTATAATCATAAATACCACGTTTAGCTTTAATATTACGTAAAAATGGTTCTACCAAAGCTACAAATTGTGATCTAGTAAATTCATCATTAAATTCAAATAATGAATATTTAGCAGCTTTAGATATAGATTTTTCTAATAAAATAAATAAACTACGAACATTAATACGACTAAATGCTGATGTAGAATTTAATAAAGTTTTATCACCATATAATACAATACCTTCATTTGGTATAGCAATTACAGGATTAATAGAAATTTTATATAATTCATCTCTTTGTGTTTGATTAGGATTCCAAGATAATTTAATAGCATTTTGGATTTTTCCTCTACTAAGACCAGCAGGAGACCACCAAGCATCTTGATTGGATGATGTTCTAGCAATTAAGCCAGCAATATCACCATTCAATGGAACATATCTATATTTATTTAAATATTTATCAAATTGATATTTCCAAGCAGAATCCATAACTGTATATGAAGTTAATGGGGATAATGATGCTTTAAACACAGCTAATTGTTGAACAATAGCAGTAGATAATAGTGTAGATGAAGGAGTACACATAGTTAAAGTTGTTGGAGAAATACATGCTAAACAATCTTTTCTAGTATCAGCAATAGACATAACTTTAGCTACAACAGCAGAACTACCACCATCACCATCACCAGACATTAGTAGATTAATACTAATGTTTTCTTTATCAGCAAATAAATCATATCCAGTAAAAACATCAGCATCTGTAGGAATACCGCTATTACCACCACTAAAAGTTAAATATTGTGATGTATTAGATTTATATGTTGTACCTGTAGATAACGTACCCCAATTAGATTCTGGATGATTTATAACCCAAATATTTTGTGATTTTTGTTTAAGAACTTCTACATAATAATTAGTAGAACCATCATCAGATTTTGCGTCTGCTGCTTTAGATACGTTTGGATATCTTTCAACTATACCACCAATACTACCAGTTATTTTACCCAAAGTATCAATAACCACTATATGCATTTCATCATTAGAACCGCCATTTAATGCTACATATGGTGATGTTCCAAGTGGAGTTTCAAATGCTGTAGAATAAATCCATTTAGCTCTAGCTGAAGCATTACTATTATTTGCTGTTATTGCAGCAATTTGATCAGCACCAACTACAACTGTAGTATTACTAACACTTACAACATTAGATATTGGTCCTAATGTTGAGATATACAGATTTTGTGAAGATCCGGTAGATATATAAGGTTCTACGTTAGCACTAAATGTTAAAGTATTAGATCCAACATTACAAGATGCTGTTAAATTTACCCCACTAATAATAGATGTATCATATCTATTTTTATCTGAACATATTGCTAAAGCTAAAGAATTACCTTTAGTTCCAGAATATTGTGCAGCAAATTTAGTTAAAGCTGTATTACCAGTAGTACCACCAAAATAATTTATACTATAATCATCTTGATTTAAGATTTTCATATTTAAATTACTTGTAGTAGCATTAAAATTTGTATTTGAATCTGCTCTGACTACATACAATGAATTACTATACTGTAAAAAATTAGCGGCAGTAAAAAATGTTTGATAGTTTAAATCTGTTGGTTTTCCGAAAATTGCAACCAATTCTGCTTCTGAAGCAACCAATACTGGTACTCCAATTGGACCAGAAAAAAATGTACCACATATAGCACCAGTTACTGAACTTTCAGAGGGTATTATTGCAGTAAAATCATATTCATTAATTGCTAGTCCTGGGGACGTTAAATTTGCCATAGTATTTCCTTATTGTGTTTGTTCCAAATAATCATATCCTATTAGTATTTATAAGAAATTAATTTTTAGTACCAAGCTTCTTCTTTTTGCTCGACAACTTCCCATAAATCACCACCATCTAATATATAATGCTTTTCCAAACCAGTTTGAAATTGGATTGTAGGAGGAGCCTCTTCGGTATCTTCTTTGATATAATTATTATCAATTTGTAATTGTTTTCTAATATCAGTAGATGATAATTCTATAAATAATTTTTGTGTAGTTAACCAAGCAAAAATTACTAAAGTCATTACCATATCATCATGACTACCTTCTT